CATCAAAATAGAATTCATCAACTTCTCTATCGCCCTCTTTAGAATTAAGATAAGCTTTATGAAGAGGTCTCTCTTTTGCCGTTAAATAATGAGCATCTGAACCAATAACTATTTTACGATTATAAGCCTTAGCAATCATACCAACTCTTCTATTAAATTTTATCTGATCTTTTGATTGGCCAGCGGCGACTTCTATATAAAAATCATCACCAAATAAATCTATATTCCAGCGAATAAAATTATCTATATCACTTTTACATTCTAAAATTTCTTGTGCGTTATCTCGTTTTTCAGCATCAATTAATTTTAAAACTCTTCCGCCTAAAAAGCCTCCGATACAAGCTGTTGTAGCTATAAGAGAATTAGGATACTTTTTTACTATTGCTTCAAGCTCTTTCATTTCTGTTGGAACTCTTGTCATACCTCGAGAGGAAAAACTATAATACCAAGCAGTAGAACTTAATTCTCTTAAAGCTCGATGTCCATCTGCATTTTTCGCAATTAATATATAGTGCCAATATCTTTCGATATTATTTCGTTCTTGTACGAGATAGATTTCATTGCCGCAGGCACATTTGAAATCTTCGGGTATTTCTCCTTTCTCTTTTAACTTCTTTTCTGTCTATAACCATTTTAAATGACCACTAACACATTCATGATCAGTCAATGTAATACCTTTCATTCCAAGACGGTATGCCGTCTTAATCATATCTGGTATCTTATTAATACTATCAATGAGCCTTATATTTGAGTATTCGCTATGGCTATGGGTGTCAAAACGAGGTATATTATTTAAACTCATTTCAATAAAATCCTCCTTTATTCTTTTATCTATATATATTATACTATAAAATATAGAAAAAGTCAAGACAAAAGTCTTGACTCCTTTTACTTATTATTCTTTTTACGTTCACGTTCTTTTTGAATTTCCTTATTGCGGCGAGACATCTCGTCTTTAAAACGGTCAATCTTCTTTTTATAATTGTCCTTTTCATCTCTATGGATCTTCATTTTATTTCCTCCTCTCTTATTGTCATAGTTGCCATTAATGGTTCTAAATAGCTTGTTTGTCTTATAAATTCAACTAATACAAAATCAGCTTCATCAACTAAGATATGTTTATAAGACCTTCCTCTTGTACGTCCTTGAATTAAATCATTTACCGTAAAAACTTGAGGAATAGGTAAACCAAGTTCCTTTGCTCTTATTTCATAAATTTTTTTATGAGATATTGTTCCACATAAAATGGGCATCTGGCTAATATAGGCGAATTTAACCAAAAGAGTCGTTTTTCCGCTACCTCTTGGCCTTACTATTACTTTCATTCAATAATCTCCTTCATAAATTGAGTATTCTTCATCATGTAATATTCATTACTCCAAAACAGCCAACTTTCTCTTGACCACCTGCCAGCGCCCGCTTCATGAACGGTCGTTTGAAATACTAAAAGTGTTTTAGTATCTTTTTTACAGATATAATTAGCGAAGTAATAATATATCTTATCTACAATGTGTGTACTCTTATCTCTGACCGCTTCCCAGTTTTCTCTTGTTTCTTCTTCTACATATCTATCTATAAGTAAATCTTGAATATTTAATAACTCTCCGTATTCGCTTTTCATTATTTCTTCTTTATCTTGTACTGTGACACAATTCTTATCAATAAGATAGTCAAGAAACTCACTTAAAACCTCATCTGAAAACATATGGTCCACTTGATCAAAGTAGTCTTCGCCCCACCTTTCCATGGCGGCTTGTATAGCCATATAGGCTATTATAGGGTCTTTTAAATCATTAAACTCGGGTTCCATCATAAAAATCATGATATCACTCCTTTCTTTTTTAATTCTTCATATACAGCTCTAGAAAAAAATTTCTTCATTTTTTTTATCTAATTCATCATACTCGATTTGACCAGGCATATAGCTGAGAAATGCTGTCATTAATTCATCCTTTAGTCCTTCTGTTCTATATTTCAAGCACGTTATCAATAATCTCAATTAGTTCTTGACAATCGTCACTCATTTTTCCTCTTTTTCTGTCTTCAAAATCAGTAAGAGCATGATCCACGGCATTTAGCGTTTTAGCGTATCTTTTTGTTCTTTCCATGACTTTAAGCCACTCTTTTATTTTTCTAAGCATTATTACGTCCAAGATTTGACAAGGGTTACAATTACATAAGAATCAATAATCTCGCCCTTAGATTTCCTATCCTTCTTAACCATTTTATATGACTTAAGCTCATATCCCTCGACAGCCTCATCGGCCTTAGCCTTCTCAATTAAAGCCTTAGCCTCAGCTTCATCGGCAACGCGCCACTCTTCAGTTCTCTTACAAAGTTCTCCCATTTTTATTCCTCCCAATATTTATTCTTAGCATTATTCATTGCTAAAATCAACTCATCAGTAGCTATATCCCCATCAATTTGAAATAATCGAGGGTCATTACCATATGTTTCATTCCATAATTCTCGGTATTCTTTTTCTGACATTACTTCTCTTCCACATCTTGGACAATATCTCCATAATGTTTCTACTGTATAATCTACTTCTCCCAGTTTTTTCCATATTGCTATATGTAATTTTTTAAAAGGATCTACGTCTCTACAGAAAAAACATTCTCTTGGTCTATCTTTAGGTCCATCAAGAATTGTTACCGGCATTAACATCTTCCTCCTTAGATTTTTTTCTCTTAAAATACATAACTGCTTCAGCCCAGCCTTCCATTGAGGCCGCATCAATTCCCATGTATATAGGCCGTGATCCTTCAAGGCTCACTGGCTCAATCTTTATCATTTCTCCATTTATATTTTTAATATATATCTCTTTTATCTCATAATTAAAAATCATATTTACCGCTTTCTTTAATTTCAATCTCTTCAAGAAGAATCTGAGGAGTTCGTTTTCCTCCCCACTCATTGATATTTCCTCTGCCGGCGGCAGAAATATTTAACTTACCATCATAAGTAGAAATTTCATTAATTAACTCTTTAGCTTTAAATTTTATATAAGTAATTCCATTAAAGCTAAATTTTAGAGTATCTTTATTAGTCCCTATAACAGAAATATCTTTTTTATCAATAGTAATATTTTCTATCACTATAACTGGTTCTTCACAGCCTTGTCCCCACAGAAAACGTCCACGATCTAAATCATCAATTAATTGATTTAAGTAAGAACAATTTCCCTAAACTACAAAATCAGCTTCGTAAAATCCTTCATTAAAATTAATATCTTTTAATTTTTCATTAGCATATGCCGTTAATTTAGGAATATTTGCAATTTTTATGCTCTATCCCGCGGCGTTCGAATGCCCCTCTACAAATTCCATTAATCTACTATCAAGCAGAAATTTTCTAAAATCTTTTAATTCCGAGGATTCTCGTCCACGTATTGATCCTTTTAAACAGCCATCGGGACTAGTTCTTCCTAATATAACTGGTTTCTTATGCGATGCAGCAATATTCATAGCACATAATCCAGTAAGAGTTGTAGGTATATTTAAATCATCAGCATTTAGAATTAAAATTTTATTTTCATCTAAACAGTTTTCCATAATCTGAATATTAAGTAATTCTGCCGCTTTATCCATTTCCCTTTTCTACCTTGCTTTAGCATTTATACAATTTCTTACGCTCTATGTCGCTAAAGTTTCTACCTATCCCTTTTCGCCTCTCTTAGTAGACGGAACCTCAAGTTGTGGAGTTAAAAATGCCTAAAATAAGCGTTCTTTTTCAATATTTGAACCTACTCGAATTAATGCATTAATAAGTGGAGTAATATAAAAAGCCACTCCTATCTAGGTCAAGGGACCGCTGCCAAGAGAATATGACTATTTATCTATAAGCTCCTTAAAAAAGCCATTGTTAATATGGCTTAAACCATAATCACAAATGAAACGATTCTCAAGTGTAGTCATTCTCATCATATCACTTATTTCGCCCAAAGCTACTAAATCTAAATAGTCAGGTAAATTAGTTTCATAATTATTCTCTTCTTGTTTCATTTCATTATCAAACCACATCATATAATCAAAATATTCAAAAAATTTGTAGACAACTCCAACTCCACTAAGTTCCTTATTAAGATATGACTATGATAGCTAATTATTAATTACAACGGCGAAATCGCTATATTTTTCTGCTTCATGGTGATCTAATACTAAAATGTCATATCCCAATTCGCTAAGAATTTTATGTTCCTCATAATCATTACTTGAACTATCGGGAAGAATAATTAAATCGCATATTTTCTCTCCTGAAGTAAAAATATCCATTAAGGTTTTTAAACCATGTTCCTTACCCTCTGGAATATGATAGTCAAGAGAAAAATCCGGATATTTTGTTGAATAATTATTCTTTAAAAAACAATATACTAGCGCCGCACTAGTAAATCCATCTACATCTGAATCTACACAAATATAAATTTTGCTTCCATTAATAACATGCTTTTTAAGCAATTCATATCCGTCTTGGACGTGATCTAAATTTGCACTAGGAAGTAAATTTTCAGATGTGGGATAAAAAAATTCCTAAGTATATTCATAAATAGGCAAACCTCTATCAACTAAAAGTGCCTCTAAAAAGTCTTCTTTAATATCTTCAGAAGTACGTCTAATAAACTTCATTTTTCCTCCTTTTTACTTTAACCAAACAACATGCTTCATTAACTCTTCAAAAACTTCTTTTCCCTAATCTGTTGGACTGCATTTGGGTTTTAAGATTCTTTTATGGTCAGCAATAAAACCTATAGTAATAATATTCTTATATTTAGAACAAATTTTTTCTATTTTCTTATAATACTCAATTATTTCTACAATTGGGTCCGCCGGGCTATCAAAAGCAACAATTATTTTTCTTGCGCCGGCGCGAGAAAGTAGTTTAACCTAATATAACGACAATGAACTACCACAAACTGCAACAGCAATATTTTTATTTCGACCATACATTGTTTCAAACTATAATACGCTTTTTTCGCCTTCGAAAACAATGGCTATTGAAGCTAACTTGATATTATCTTTATTCATATTTAATCCATATAAGTTATACCCTAAAGGATGAGCGCACATTTGGCCTTCTATTTGAATTGGCATATATTTTCCATATACTAAATCTTCTTCATTGAGTGCTCGACCACGGATTCCAATTAAATTATTATTCATATCATAATGAGGAATAACAATTTTATTTTGTCGATCATAATATAAAATATTAAAGGTTTTCATAGCTTCTACAGAAATGCCATCATTAATCCATTCCTAAGTGGGATTAAAGGTAAAGACATTCAATAAAGATTTGTTAATTGGCTTAATATCAACATCGACATGCTATTTCTCATATCTATCTCTAATTGACTAATATTTGACTCCAAAACCTTCAGATAGTTTAAATAAGGATTTATTTCCAGCAATTTTTAATACAATATCATTATAAAAATCATATTTTAAATTTAATAGTTCATATCTTCGTTTAAATAATTCAAATATGTTAAAATTATCTCCACAACCAGTATAACAATGAAATTTTTTATTCTTTTTATAATAATATAATTTCATCTGAGCCTCAGAAGCCTCAATGTTATGACAAATGGTAGGAAAAATAATATATTCATTTTTTTCTTCATACCTATCAGCACCCAATTCTTGAACTAAATTAATAATTTCTTCATTAGTCAATGATTGTTCAATTGTTTTTAAATCGACTCTCATAATAAATCACTAAAATTTAATCCTTCCAATCTCTTTTTTGTATCTTGAGCATCACCAAACGCTTCAGTAATTGAATCCATTAAAGATTGCTGCGCCGGCGCATCAAAATTGGCTAATATATCTTCTGCCATCTCGTCAGTTATTTCTCCATAATTATAATAATTTTCTAGTTCTTCTTTTTCAGGAGTGAAGCTTTCAATAAAATCAGCTATTTGAAAATTATCAATTGGACGAATATCCGGAGTTGTAACAAATAAATCTACTGTTCTTAATGTTCCTAAATCTGTCACTTGCCAAATACTGATCATATTCCAACGTCCTCGTCTATTTTTAAAAATATCTGTAATTGAATTAGGAGTTAAATTGAATTGATTTTGAAAGCCTTTTACTACCTATAGTTCTTCTGGACTTGGACGGCGTTTTATGCAAGCTAAATCAGCAAGATCACCTATAGCTTTTGAACCTCGAATATTTCTGAAATCTTTAAAACCACCTTTAGGATCATCATCATTACTTAACTAAGTTGCAGACATTATAAAAGCATTAAGTTCTACTGCCAAATTCTTAATAGCTGTTGTTAATAAACGAAGACAAACATCTTCTCTTAAGGCTAAATCTCGATACTCATTAAGCATAGCTGGAGAAGAAAAAATATAGTCATAAAAAAAATTTTCTACTCCTTCTTGTAAATTATATCTTCTAAATAGATTTTTAATAACAGAAGCGCAGGGGTCGGGAATTCGAGCAAATAGCATATTATCAGAATATCTTTCCATAATATCTATAGCCTTCATGATTCTATCCATATGCTCTTCTTTATAAGTACCGTATAAAAACATATCTTCATTATAACCAGTCAAATATGCCAATATCATGGTTTGAATTTCAGCGGGGTCTTGCTCTGTCATAATATATAAGACTTTTTCTGGAGTCCCGGTTGCAACCCACTTCCCATACTTAGGTTCATATCTAATTGGATAAGCTATATTACAAGCATCTCCAACCATAGAACGGGTTTTTCCTACACCAGAACCTGCAGACCTGAGATAAAATTTCCCTTTTCTGCCGCCACGACAAACTGTATTAAAAATATCTCCTTGTAAACGAACACCAACTTCAGGCTTAATCTTTAAATTTTCAATAAGTTCTCTAATGCCAGTTGAAGCTTTGCTCTCTTCAACAATATTCGTATAAGCGTATTTACTTTCAAGAGAGGCCAGATTTCCTCTTAACTCTTTAATAATATCTACCGCATTAATTTTTTCAAATCTTTCATTAATTTCCTCGTAATGAGGGTCTGTTAAATTTTCGCAATAAATTTTACTAATATCTTGACCAGATTTCTATAAATCTCTCAATAAATTGAACTTTTTTAATCTATTATAATAATAATTAAAATTATTAGGGTCGGCATAAGTTTCACAATCCTATAAAAAACTTAAGCCATTATTTTTATCAAGCAATTCTCTTGCTAAATCATTACTTTGTAGATATGTATCAACATCAATTGTATGAATTTTTTCTGCGCCGCCGCTATATAAATTGTATATGGCTGAAAAGACCATTTTATCTAATTGCTAAGAAAAGTCTGTCGGTTCAAGCTAATATTTATCTGTATCGCTTAAAAGTTCTGGCCGACACATTAAACTTCCTAAGATTTGAATAATAGTATTTCTATCTGTCTATACCATTACTTCACTCCTTTAAAGTATTTAAATCAATAGTTTTTCTTTTCTTTTTTCCGATATAATCGTTAGGATTATAATTAATTTCAATCCTATCTTGCTCTAATTGTTTCTAAATTGCTTTACTAATATCTTCAGCTCTCTTTGCTTGAGTTTCATAATAAAGCTTTGCTTCAGCGAACACAAAAGGAATTATCCCTATTGAGCCATTAGATTTTTTAGTTGAATTTCGTTTTATTTCATAAAAATATTTTAATGTTAAAAGTTGTCCTCGGTAAGGCATCCCCTATTGTTTAAATTTTTGCATCTGGGTAATATTCCAATCACTGACCGGCTTCTCAGGAGAATACTAGCCGAATAATCTAAAAATATAATACCATAAGGCATCTCGGTCGTCATTTAAAGACGATTTTAATTTTAAATTATCCTCATTTAAATATTTCTTTACTGTAGAAGGAGAAATTCCCAAATTTCTAGCAACTTGTGACATATTTTTACAAATAGCATATTCATCATTAATTTTTTGAATTAATTCATCCGTTACTTTTATTTTAGCCTTTTTCTCTTCTTTAACCTTATCTTCTTGCGGCGCGGCCTCAAAAAGAGTTAAATACTTAGATACTGTGGATACAGAGATACCTAATTCTTCTGCCACTTTCTTCTTAACTCCATATTGTTTATATAAGAGAGGAATTTTATTTATAATATCTTCTGAAATTTTTCTGCTCATTTACTCACCTTTCTTATTCTTACTATATATAGTATAACATATTTTGTTAAAAAAGTCAATAAATAAGGACGACATTATTGTCGTCCCCATCTTAAATTCCGCCAGTAAATTCGTCCAGAAATGCAGCCGCCTATGCTGTCAGACTTCTTTCTGTCATTTTAAGTTGAACAGTTGCGAATGCTTTTGCATAAATAGGCGATTTTCTTAGGTTTAATAATAGCTTTAATCCATTTCTGTTCCTAAAAATAGCGCTATCTGTCTACTTAATTGGAACAACTTCAAGCTAGTCATGATTCATCATGTCCTATACCTTATCAATGCCAACAAGATCTACTAAAGGGCCAATCTATCCAGCGACTTTACTTAATAATTCTCCAGGTAGAGCACCCAAGTCCATTGTATTTTCAGTATAAGCATTATTTGGCACATATACGATCTTCTTGATTCTACCTTTTTCGAGTTCTTGTAGAGCAAAATTATTTAATATAAAAGATTTTCCTGTACCGAATGCGCCGCCGGCATATAGTATAGTTTTATCTCTATTGGCTAAAGCATTAAACAGACATATCTATTCTGGATTTCTAGGCCCGATACCTTTTCCATTAGCTATCCATTCATTATAAATTCTCTCATATGGTGCAGCGACTTCAATTAATTTATTATTTTCACAGACAAAAATTGCAAATACTTTATAATCCTTTTCACCGTGCTTATTAGTAAAAGCATCAAGACTATTTTTAATAATTAAATACTGTCCTTCATTTATAGGGCTAATTTCATTTGGAATTTCACCAGTTTCATAAATTTTCGCTATAATCGGGTCATATTGATTAGTATCTGGTGTTATTAACAAAGTCTTAATTCCACTATAAATCTCTGAATTACCATATCCCCTCGTTGAAAGATGCTTTGTAATTGCCTTTACCTTCAAATAAACATCATTGGTTACTAAAGTTGCAGAATATAGTTTAGCAATTTTTAACAACTTATCATCTACGGGGATTTTTTCATTTTCAAAATCCTCGCTCCACTATAGAGTATTTATGTTGTGAGAGATTATAACCGCGGCGCGGCGAGCTTTATAAGAAGTATCAAAATTAGAACTTAACTTTAATCCATCAAGCTCTCGGAGTACATCTGTTGCAATAATAATATTATCCTTCTCTTCTTCTATGATCTGAGGATAATCCAATAGTATGTTTGTATCTATAACTAGCATCAAAGCCCTCCTAACAAAATAGGGGAAGATAAAACCTTCCCCAATAAAAATCAAAGTATATTTCTTATCTCAATTAAACTCTAATTTAACTTATTGACTTCCTCGGGTAATATCTCTGAGAATTTAGTTGGTTTTCCAAAAATTTGCTCTAAAATAAGACTTGCTTCAGTTCCTTTTTCCTTTTGAATTACTTCTCCCCATAGCATTCTTGCCTCTCCCATTAATTCATCAAAATCAAGTTTAGTATAAGGATTAGGGGTTTCAACCGCTGCGCCGCCAGAATTAGCGCATTCTTTTTCAATTGCTGTATAAATTGCATCAACTAATTTGTCATAATTCAAAGGAACTGCAGATGTTATATAGCGGTATCTGGATTTAACAAGAAAACGATCTCCAACTTCATCTCGTAAGAAGATAAAACGCTGTCTTTTAGCATTATCATCTTCTCCTACAGAAACTTCTCTAATATATCCAATAATATCAACCATTTTGTTGACTATATTAAAAGGTTTATTAGATAAAGCAGGAACAATTTGAGTATATTTTTCGCCCTTATCATTAGTAAATTCTTTTTCTGTCGGATGTCCAATAAATACAATACCATATCCGCTATAAGCTAAATCTCTTAGAGGTTGAGAAAATTCTTTTTCAGCTTCTGCATAAAGTTTACCATAGCCAACATCGCTAAGATTCTTTACACCATTTTGCAGGCAGACATATTTTGCGCAAAGATTCCAAGCTTCGTCTGTCGTATCAACTGCAATAGTATGATATTTTTCTTGAAGTTCTGGGTCTCGGCATAAATCTTTAACAGCGTCCTTCCAGTCTTTCCAGGTTTTCATAGGAGCCACATAGACATTATTTAAAGCATTAGTACCTGGCTCAAATCCCATAATAAGCACCTTTTCAAATTGTGCTGCAAGGGATGTTTTTCCCACGCCTGGCTGTCCATACAAAAGTATAAATTTACCACGAAGATTCTTAGAAATAGTTTGTGGCTGCAATTCTTTAAGATTTATTCCCATTTATATTCCCTCCTTACAAAGTATAGATTATAGATTAAAATCCATAATCTATAGCCTTCTTAGGAGTCTTATCAACTGGCTTTGCTTCCTTCAATGCTTCAATACGAGCCTTTCTTGCAGAAAGTGCTGCCTTGATAGAATCTGCATCATAAGAAATCTCTTCTTCAAGACCACCGGCAGAACCTCCAGTTACAATTAACTCTCTCTTTGAAACGGTTCTTGTTCTAGTAATAGGATCACCGAATCCCTACTCTTCCTCAATAGTTTCTGTCTTGCGAATCATATTGATTCTACCAGTTACTTTTACAGTTTCGCCCTCTTCCCAATTCTGCTCGATATGAGCCTTAGCAGAACCGCTTGCATAAAGGTCAAGAACCTAAATATCACCACGATAATTAATAATTCCAAACTTTATAATAGTACGACCAGTCTCATTATCATTTCTATCTATCTCATCTCTAAAGCCTAAAACAACACCGCTAAGCTTAAATGTTGCTCCATCAGGCTCACCATTTTTCTTCGCATTTAAAAAGTTTCCTGTAATCTGAAAGCCGCTGCGTTCTGTTCCAGTAGATTTGTCAATCCATACGTTCTCCTCCAAATTGCCAGCATTAACTGTAATCTTAGAAGCATCTGAAATATTTTCTGCTGCGGCGGCGGAAGTTAAAGATGTCTTATACTTTAGAATTGAGTCATATAACTTATTTGCTGTACCATCATTCTTAAGTCTCATAGAAAACATTTTAATAGGAATAATACATTCTACTGCCTATCCATTAATTTCCTAGTCAACACGAATATCAGCCTCACCACGAATCCAGGCACGTCCATCTACAGTTTTACCCTCTTCAATATTTAATTCATTAAGAATACCACTTACATATACTTCATTATCTGACTTTACATTAGTTCCAATCATTTTTTATCCTCCAATATTTTTTTTCTTTTTAATGGGTAAAAATATAGGGGCGAAATCGCCCCATATTTACTTTTTTTAATTAGTCCTCTACTTCAGCGTCGGGATCAAAGTTTGCGCCGGCTTCTGTAAGAGCAAACTTCTTAACTTCCTTAGTCTTAGTGTTACCGTTCTCGTCAGTAACCTCAACTGTCTCAGTAAATCTCTCAGCATAGCCCTTTCTGCAAAGACCTGTTACAGAACCTGTTACAGAACCAGCCTTCTCAAAACCAAGAGCTTCCTGTACTTCCTTAGTTGTAAATGCTACACCTGCACCTGCTGCCTTTAGATACTCAAATACCTTTCTTGAACCTTCAGTCATCTTCTTTGCCATTAAAAATCACTCCTTTAAAATTTTAAAATATTTAATTAAAAATTTATTAAATAAAATAGCAGGTGGTTTTTCCACGGTTGCTATTTATTTACTATAATAATTATACTATATTTTTATATGAAAGTCAAATAATTAACTCTTTTTTTCTTTAAATAAATTTAAAGTTCTTATATCTTGTGGTAATAAAATTCCGATTTTGCTTTCAATATCTTTTAAAGCTTGCTAAGACGCTTTAATCTATTTTTCAATTAAAATCGCCATATAATTAAAAGCTAAGCCTATTTGATTGATTTCGACGAGTGATAAATTAAAATCGTTATTTTGAAGTTTTTCTCTAATTTTTTCATATCTCTTAGCGTCTTCATTAAGCTCCAAAATAAAATTCACTGGTTTATCAGAATGTTCTAAATCTTTCTTTAAAACTCTAATAACCTTATTGGTTTTTTTATCAATCTTCATATCAAAAAACTAATCGGTTAAATTATAAATATCATCAAGATAGCCCGTTAGGGCCAGTATTGCTGACTCTGGGTCGTCTTTAATACACATAATTTTCTTCCATAATGTATCATCACTCATTTTTATCCCTCACTAAATCTGATGCAATATCATTTTCATCAATATTTATAGCTTTTACTCCAATAGCATTACGAGATAATTCTCTTAATTCTATTGTTGAAATTTTAATGCTCTTTCGTTTTACTATAATAATTATATCACTATCCTTATCCAAAGTCAAGAATTTAACTATTGAATCCTGTTCTCTTGTATCGGAAATTTTCTTTCCTTTGGTCGCACGGCCGCAAACAGAAAACTCATTTATAGGTGTCTTTTTTATAAGACCTTGCTGAGAAAGTGTAATCATATATTTATCATTTTCAGATATTAATTTTGCATCAATGACATAATCATTTTCATTGAGTTTAATTGCTTTTACGCCAGAAGTTGCTCTTCCTATTGCATTTATATCATCTGTATTTATTATAACAAAGTTTCCATTAAAAGTCAAGATTCCGACTTTTTCTTCATTCATAAATAATACATTTACTACTTCGTCGCCGTCTTTTAATTTGATAGCCTTAAGAGACTTTCCTCTCTTATGGTCATACTCGTCTGCAAGAGTTTTCTTAATCATACCATTTTTAGTAATAAATACAAAATATTTTATATCCTGCTTACGATTAATTGAAGTAATTGCAGTAGGCTTTTCTCCAGACGCAAATTCAAATAATTGAGCTATATTAATTTTTGCATTTATCGGGAGGTCATCAATTGATAGACTATACATTTCGCCAAAATTAGAGAAAATAAGTAATGAACTGAAATTAGTATCATTAATAGTCTTAACTATTGCTTCATTGTCAGCCATTTTAATCTTGGAACCTTTGCCGCCGCGGCGCGTCTTCATCAGTGTAGAAGACTCTACGGTGTAAATATTACCAAGATTTGTGTAATGTATAAGAAGTTCTTTCTTTTCAATAGGTTCTGCTTCTTCTTCCTTTTCTGAAGTAAAGTCAAGGTCTATAAGTCTGGTTCTACGAGCATCACCATACTTTTTTATAATTGCTCTCATTCCGTCTTCAATTTCTTTATAGAGAAGGTCTTTATTGTCAAGTATATTTTGAATACGGGCAATTTCAGTTAAAAGATTAGATTTCTCATCTTCAAGGTCGAGAGTTTCAAGACTAACAAGGCGGCTAAGAGGCATTTTTAAGATGGCGGCACTTTGTTCCTCATCAATATTATACCTTTCAATTAACTTAGCTTTTGCCTCATCTTTACTCTGTGACCCCTTTATAATAGAAATAACAGTATCTATATCTGCAAGTGCAATCAATAAACCATCAATAATATGGATTTTGTCTTTCATTTTATTAATATCAAAGACATACATATTCCGTTTACACTCAATCTCATGGTCAATATGTGCAAGAAGCGCTTCTTTCCAAGTATAAACTTTTGGATAACAGCCCTTTTCAAGCATTGTTAGATTAACCGTAAAGCTATCCTGTAAAGATGTGAGTTTAAATAATTGTTTTGTCAGCTTAGTCGGATTTACTCCCTTTTCAAGAACTACTTTTATTTTACCTGTATTAGTAGACAAATCAAGTATTTTTTCAATACCAATAAGCTCACCCTGTTCGACAAGTGTTTTAATCTGCTCCATTATGGTTCTAGCATATGTACCATATGGAAGCTCAGTAAAATATATGCAATTTTCTGAAGCGTCATACTCTGCGGTACTACGAAGCTTAATTGCTCCGCCACATCCGTCTCTAAGCAATTCTTTAACTTTTGATTTATTAAGTATTGTTCCGCCAGTAGCAAAGTCTGGAGCGCAATATATCTCTTCAAAATCTATATCTCTATCCCAAAGAAGCTTAATCATAGCTTCATTAACCTCAGTTACATTGAATTGAGGGATAGAGCTTGCGAGACCTGTTGCAATACCAGTAGTACCATTACAAATATTATAGAAACCAAGTGATGGCACAACTGCTGGATATTGTTCAGTATCATCATAGTTATTACACCATTCATTAATACTATGTTTTTCAATACCGTCAAAGAAAGTACAACCTAACTCACCTAATCTCATTTCTGTATAACGTGCGGCAGAAGCCTTACCATCGGTCGCGTGGCCGCACTGTCCATCGAAATCTTCTATTAAATATCTCATACTAAATGGCTGCGCCATTCTAACAAGAAGGTCATAGCAGGCGGCATCTCCATGAACATAAAAATGGTCAAGTGCCGCAGCAACCGATTTAGCAGATTTCTTAAAAGGTTTCTTATATGTTATTTTTTCAATATATTGAGCATACATACACTGACGAGCGGCGGGCTTTAACCCGTCGCGTGCGTCAACGATAGCTCTATCTTCAATTGTCATTCCCGCATAAATACGGAAACTTTCATCAACAATATCTAAAAGATTTATTTCCATTTTCTCACTCCTTTTATATTATTATAACATAATAAGACTAAAAAGTCAATTCTTTATACTGCAAATTTTGAAAAATCTATCCGTGAGAAAACAAACTCTTTACGCGGTTTAATATCTGGTCCCATAAGCTGACATAATTGATGGATGCCCTCTTCAGAAAAGATAATCTGATCCATCTTTTGATTCTGGTCTGAAAACATCGTTGCTTTAAGATCACGGTCATTAAGCTGTCCAAGTCCTTTTACTCTTTTAATATTATCTTTTTTAAGACCACGAACTGCATTAAATTCCTCGTTTGTATACCAACATCTAAGTGGCTTACCGTTCTTGTCTTGTTCAATAAACAATGGAGAACGAAGCCAATATATTCTATTTTCTCTAAGGAATTGAGGACATATTCTCTGTAAGTTAGCAAGAATAAGAAGTGCAATATGATATCCATCATCCAGTAATTCCAGTCTTTCGAGCTGGCCCTGACTATATTTTACTCTCATTAGAGAGAATGCTCTTTCCCAGTGTGTGTCAATAGCACCAGTACTCTCCTTCACGGAGATAGTCGATACACCCTTCGCTTAATTATTCCTCATATTTCCAAATATAACCTTGTGAAGTTCTTGTTTTTTTATTCAAGCAATTTAAAATTGCTCTATATTTATTTTCATTACCCAATGCGCGTCCAGCTTCTCTCGCTGAACCATATCTCGCAATAAAATTATTATTTAAATCATATTGTAAGATATATTTATTACAACGAGGATTATTAATACCTTGATTAATTTCTTTGAGATGCTATCGTGTCTCTTCATTAACATCTTTATTACTAATTCCACCAGTTGATAAATTGTATCCATTGGGTTTTAGAGTATTATATTTATTAATATAATATCTTTCTTTTTCATCTATTAAGTCATCAGGAATATTATCCTCAATTAATTCTATTATAAAATTTTCTTTGCCATATTTTTTAACTGCATCATAAATTAAAGTACAAGGATGACAGCAATGCTCTGAAAATCTTATTTTTAATGAACGAGAGGTTATTCCTATATATTTATGATTATTAATTAAATTGGTTATACAATATACTTTGAAAATATTAATCACCTCTAAAAAGAGGAATAATTTACGATTAGCACGGTATTCCCTTTATCTCACCATATTTCAGGTTTAGGGTTTCTTAGTCAGATTATTCGTCCTTGGAGATGCCTATTATCTCTTGTGGTTTCAATAGGCGGTCTTATTTTTCTGATACCGTTAGCCTACAATTATATGTAGACCATCCTGACAAGGATTAAAGCATTTTTGGACAATGTTACTTATCCGCGTCGACACAAATTGCTATTTTTCCATAGCGTAATTTACTTGGGTCATAACGATCGGGGCTTATACCAAGTGCATAAATGAGAAGTTCTATCTCTTTATTATCATAAAACTTCTTATCATCGTCTTCTTTAAGTCCGTTAATCATTTTACCACGAAGTCTTAAGATACCATATTTTTTAGTATCACGTCCTGCTGCGGCGGCATTACCAGCAGAATCTCCTTCTACGACACAAAGGACTGAATCTTGTCCGAGTTTTTCTGCATCTGAAAGCTTATCAATGAACTCTATCTTTTTCTTAGAAAGGTCCTGATATTTCTTCTGGCGAGTTAATGCTTCTTTACGAGCCTTGTCCGCCGCCTTTTCTGCTTTCTGATACTTCTTTATCATTTCAATAATAACAGGAAAATCGGGTGTGTGCGAGAATTCTTCAAGTGCTTCGTCAAATGCCTGGGAGGCAAGTGTACGTAAGTTCGGATTGTTTATCTTTGATTTTGTCTGATTAGCAAAAGAAGGATTTGCCACCTTACAATTAATTGCATAAACAAGTCCTTTACGAATCAGTTCCGGGTCAAAAGCTTCACCAGCTAATGATTTTATCTTTGTTGTTATTTTTGTCTTTGCACCAGTTATTGGGGTGCCGCCAAAAGGACAATATAATCCATTTACGAATACATATTCCTGTGTGGCATCACCAGTCCACATAAATGCAATTTCAAGCTCATCTGTCTCGTCTTTTGCAGTAGCAATAATAGGAGCCTTCATAAGTGGAGAATCTACATGGTCACGAATAAAGTCTGCAATACCATTTTCAGAATAAAATTCTGTTTTCTTTCCGCTTACTGTTGAGACAAAAAAGTGAACTCCCTTATTGAGGTAAGAGATATTCTTTATTTCAGAACAAATTCTTTCATAACTAAATCCTTCTGTCATATTTCTAAACACTTCTTTGTCAGGACTAAATGTTACTGTTGTGCCACTTTGAGCAAGAGTTGATTTTTCTTCCTTATAGTTTATTAAATTACCTTCTTTAAACTCCGCAGTAGCAATTTTACCATTTCTACATGAGGTTACTGTAAATGCAGAACTTGACATACAAACTGCCGTACCACCAATACCGTTAAGGCCTGAACTATTCTTATATGCATTTTTATCAAACTTACCACCAGTATGACTTTCAGTATAAATTGCAACGAGAATATTTCTGCCATCTTTAATACCAAAAGGAACACCACGTCCAAAGTCAATAACTGTAATAGTATTAGTTTCCTCATTAAGAATAATTTGGATGTTATTACCATAGCCTGCGAGAGCTTCGTCAGTGGAGTTATTGATAATCTCTTTTAATGCTTGATAAATACCATCTGTATCATCGGAGCCGAGATACATCTGTATACGAGTTCTAATGGCTTCTCTGGTTTCTAGGTGCTTAATATCGTCTATTCCATAATTATCAATTGCCATTTAATTCCTCCTTTTATTTCATTTTCTATATAATTATAACATAAATAACGAAAAAAGTCAAGATATTAAATCTTGACTTATCCATTTTCCCAATAATTTATGTCATTTTTCTATTCTAAAGTTCTTAAAAACTGTAATCTCACACCTTCTACAAAATGCGCTGCGCCGGCGCAGCAAGGGCATTTAACTTTCCAATTATCTCCTTCTCGCTAATCTCCGCAATAAGTATATTCAGTCTTATCTGCTTTGCCTGCCCAACCACATCTTTTACATTCAAAATATTTATATTCTTTTAAGGCATCTTTATTTCCCGATACTATTGTTTTCATTTTCTTCCTCCATTTTCTTGCGGCAAATATATCCAATACTCATACCTTTCGGCTCATCTGTATTATAATACTCACTACAATTATTACAATGATACTCGTAGTTTCCACTATTAGAGCATTTATAACAATCTCCGCAGCCAAGAGCACCGCCATTTACTTCAGCAATAGAACAGGTTTTGCATATACAGCTATCACAGACTTTCGGCTTTTTCTTCTGAATATATTCATTTAAAACCGATTCGACTTCTTCCACACCGTACTCTTCTATCAATTCATCTATGTTTTTATATATGACATTTAATCTATGAACGTCTAAACCGTATATCATTTAATTTCCTCCTTATTCGTCTTTGTCCTCCCAAGGTTTTTTCTTCTTTCCAGAGAAATCATCTTGGCAACAAAGTCCAAATCCGAAACCGACTATAAAAATAGCGCATCCTACCCAAAAAGACATCATTCTTCCTCTTTAATATAAAGACCACAATGACAAGTTTCTCCTGCTTTTACATTCTCACGGAAATCTTTACAAGGACATACATAATCCTACTCATTTTGAGTACAATATTTAAAAGAAGGTACGCAGGGGCAATAATTTTTACCATATAATTCTTTATTTTTTCTTAGCGCGGCGCGAATTTCACCAACAAGAACAATATCTTCTTCATTTACTTTTATTTTCATAGGCCTTTCTCCCAATTATGCCTTTTTGTTTTCAGCTCCTGAACCTTCTTAATTATTTCTTCTTTTCTAATGTCGTCGAATGTGCGTTTAGGTTTTATATAACTAATATTTAATTCACCATTTTCACTCCAAGACCTTATTACATCTGGACAGTCATCTCCTTTCACAACTCTTAAGTTATCTATCTTAAAATCAAACTTTATTGGAAAATCAAATGGGTCTATATCTGGTCTAAATATTAAGCTAAAATCATGGAAAATTGGCTCATTAATTAATATTCCATAAGGAACATCTTCGCCAGTGTCTTTAGACCTTTTATAAGTTCTAAAATAAATTGTTTTAATATCGGAATCAGCTGAAATTTTAAGCCAATTCTCAAGATTACCTATGGCGGTAGAAAAACGACCTCGCCAATTTTTATTATTAGACTATGATAAAATCATAGTTTTAGTAGCATCCGTAAAATATAAAATCTCTCCATTCTCATCGCATAAATAAATATCTGGAACTTCTTTATATCCATATGCGTCTAACATATCTTTACTATACATTTTCTTCCTCCTTGTCTTTTTTAATTACTTCTTGTATATCATAAGTTGACCGCCCACAACTTGACCGATTAATTACATTATCTGACAATAACAGCGCGTTAAACTCATCTATATGTTTAAATTCAGCAAAAGTACCAAGATGGTCTGTAGGATAATCTTTAAAAACATCAACCATAACCATTTCAATAATTCCATTAACTATTGGGCTACTTGCATCATACTCTTTCCTTAGAAGTTCTACCACTTCATCAAACTTATCTTGTTTTTCTTCAGATATCATTTATGTCCTCCAATCTTTTTGCGAACTAATTGTCTGAAGCTAATTCTACTCCAAGTATATCATCAAATTTATGAGGCTTATTTGGAATAAAGCGACCAAATTTAATAATAATATTTTTAAAAACAGCTATTTTCCCGAGATAAGAGAGAATTTCCTTAGGATAATAACCTGTATAAATGACAATATCATCTTCGCTATAATCTCGAAAATCCATAATAAACGAATAAATCTCGTTAAAATCATCGAATGGTTCAAGTCCCCCGCATACTATCGCTTCAGTAATTGGATTATTAATATATCGTTCAATTATTTCTTTATTACTAATATCAATTGTTGGCGCGGCGGCGAGAGAAGAGTTCTGACAAATAGGCTTGCCGTACTCTTTATCGCATTTAAATGAACAATTGCTAAATCCTATAAACATCGAAGGTTTTTTATAATTAATAAAATCAAGATCTATTATATCTTTAACTCGCATATTACTTCCTCCATTTTCTTTTGAATATTATCATCATATCTTATCTCAATCAATTTGATTCTATTTTTCTTACAATAATCTCTCTTTTGTTCATCGCGGGATAACGAATAAGCCCAATCTTCTTCTGATAAATTATAAATATTATTATAATGCTATATTCCTTGAAATTCAATTAAGGCAAAAAGCTAATTGTTTTTAAATAATGCAAAATCAAATCTTAACGGGACCTTATTTTTTCCTAATAAATTATTGAATTTATATTGCTTTATAAATATAATGTCATTATTATTTAATATTTCTTCTATTTTATTTTCTCCTTTAGAAACTAGGCATCCACAAGACTAAGTATTACCTGTTTTTAAATGATTAGTAGAAACCAAAATTTCTTTTCCACAATCGCATTTACATAACCACGCAATACTACCATTGATTCTCTAGGATGTTTCTGAAAGAACTTGCAGTTTTCCAAAACGTTGATCTATTAAATTTGTTTTTAAAGTTTCTGTTTTTATACAACCACAGCTTTTAACTTTATTCTGTAATAAATCAGAGCCTCTTACTATGGTAATTTCCCCACAGGTGCAACAACATTTCCACAGGGCTTTCTTTGAATTATCTGAGCCGGCACGTTCAATTACATATAAATTTGAAAAAGTTTGTCCTTTTAAATCTTTTACGGTGGTTTTTTTCATGCAGCCACAACTAACTTTTCCATTTCTAAGAGTACTTCCTAAAATATCTAATTCTTTACCACAAATACATCTACAATGCCATCGGATTTTATTGTTTTTATCTCTTGGTGCAATTGATAAAACAGTTAAATAACCAAAATGCCTTCCAGTTAAATCAATTATTTGTCTCATTAATCTTTTTTCTCCTTTTCTAAAAAAGATATTCCGCAACAATTAGCAATTTCTTCTTTAATCTTTTCTAATGTTTCTAATGAATTTTCTTCTATATTGATATTAAGTGGACCAATATCATCAATTGGTCCACCATTTAATCTTAATCCTTGCAATTTTTTATTTATTTCTTTTAATTTTTCAATATCATTAGGCGATAATAGGATCATTATTAACTGGCTCCCATTTTCTCATTTTGTATTCGCCTTTACGTGGTTTAGTCCATGTCTTAACAGCGGTAATAAAACCGACAATACGTGTATATTCTGTATCAATAGGTTTACCACAGATAGGACAAGTTGTTCCATAAAATGCGTGATTTTCTTCACAAGCCTATATCTTTGTATTAAAAGCAAAGTAAGTAACACCCTGGTCAGCAATATATTCTACCATTTTTCTTGCTGTTTCATAATTCTTAAAGGGGGCATCAATATTAGCATGAAGAATTGAACCACCATTACAGAATCCATCAAACATAGCCTAAACACGAACTCTCTCTTGTAAAGTAGATTTAATACCGAGAGGCATAAATTGATTACCATAAAGTGGTAAATCATAAATATCAGCATCTGGATAAAAGAACTAATCTTTTTTCATAAGTTTTGCTGCAGCATTTTCACCAGGGATTTGCTCTGTATTAATCATATAATTATAATCATTTTCTTTAAGGAAATCGTCTGCAACCTAACGGATAGTCTTAAAAATTTTCTCTCCAAAATCTGCCGCCTCCTAGGTATAATAAGTGTTACCAAGTTTATCCTAATATGTACAGCCAAATTTTTTCATTGTTTCATAAATACCGATAAAACCAATTGTATTATAGAGATGTTCAAAGTCTATAAGTCCATAAGAGAAATTTGGAAGTAATCCTTTTTCGACATTTCTTTTAATAATATGACGAACAACATGAAGTGAACGAATAACGACCAAAGCTCTTACTTTAAGCTCTTCAAGATATTCCTCTTTTGTTTCTGTATCTAAAGCTAATCTTGCTAAATTAATTGTGTTAACTTTAACGGAACCAACCTTTAATGCTGTTCCTCCAATAGAATTAAAATAGCCGAGATCACGAATATTACTTTTAAGACGACAACAATTAGAAAGACTAGAAACATTATCATCAATAAAGAGATTAGAATCAGACCATTGAATATTGTGCTTAATAGACCACTCAGCAAATTCTTCATCGAGGAACTTGCCATTCTTGCGAACCATAGAAATTGTAGAAACGGGGAAAGTAAACATATTCTCATAGCGAATCTCAGCCATTACTTCCATATACATTTTTTGGAATTTCATAATTCCTTCAATGTGTTCAATCATATCTTCACCATTAGGAAACTGAGCGCCGCCAAATAAAGCCATTAAATATTCTCTATCAAAAACGGAAGTATTTGTAAAAGCAGACTACTAACCGTCTCTTACACAAGGCTAATTAACCGCGAAGATAAATCTTTGAATATTCTATCTTGCCCACTTATCCCAATCAGTAATTCCAAGATAAGCTTTCTTTTGATCTTCTTTCCAGAAATAATACATATAAGGAATAAGGTCAGGAAGACCTACTGCACCCGAAGTACGATTACTTGCAAAATTGATATATTCTTTTACAAAATCAACAAATACTTCCAAATGCTTGGGCGGCTTAGCATTAAAAGTTTCCTCTAAGAAATAAAGCCCCCTCTCAGCTACATCTTTTAAAGTATAAGCAAAACAATAGGATTTAAAAGTAGATGTATCACCGTCATGCATATAAATTTCTCCTGTCCATTCACGGCGGAGCCAATCGTTTGCAGCTTTAAAACCATAAAACTTCTACATTTCATAATAGATTTTCTAATAAGCCAAAACTTTTCTACGTGGCTTCGGCATTTCAGTTAGAAGAGTAACGATATCCTTTCTTTTAGAAACATTACTGCTAGGGTCAACTGACATATCCCCAACTACTGGTTCATCAACAAAGTTATCAACAAACTCTGCATCGGAAAGCTGATCTTCTCCAAAACCATTAAGATATGCCATATCTGTACCGTATTCATTTTGGAGCCTATTCCATTGTGTCGTAAAATTCTTATTTTTTCTACCTATATTAGGCATTTTTTTCACCTACCCATTTTATTGCCGCTGAAAAATCATAAAATTTTCCATCTACTTCCAATAATGGAACAGTATCTGTCGCATTTTCTTTACAAGCAGCAATTATCATTGCTTCATCCGTAATTGTTTCATAATTAAGATTATTTTCATCAAGTTTCTTTTTTAATACTTTACAACGAGGACAGCCGGTTGTATATAATTTTATCATTTAATTATTCCTCCTTCTATATTTTATATTATAATTATACCATAATTATATAAGAAAGTCAACATTTTATAGTTAACTCATTTAAAAGTAGAAATTAGATGATTTTCCTCAAATGAATTGATTTTATAAATTTGAGCTAATTATTCAATTTAATAAAAATGGACTCGCTGTGCCGCGAGTCCAAAATTTAATTA